GATGCTGATCGCCGGATAGCGGGGCTCATCGACCGTGCCCAAGTGCACGCGCCACGCGGCGTGCTGGAGCAGATCATCATCACCCGGGACATTGAGTGTCGGCGCATCCGGATACGTGCCCACACCATGCGGCGGAGGCAGCACGGACAGCGGACCGTCCTCCCGGACCACGCGCGCCGACGACCCCGCCGGGCGGGACGCGGTCACATCGTTCTGGACGATCTTCGCGTCGGGGACCGGCTTCGGGATCTGCGCGAGCTGGTTTCCCGGGTACGACAAAGACAGCCGCGGATTCTGGGTGTACATGAACACGCGGGGCCGGTACGCCAGACCGAAGGCCACCTCCCGCTCGAACAGCACGCCCTGGTCGACATCCACGCACTCCTGCACCAGCGTCAAGAACGTCGCGGGCAACTGCGGGCCCATGGTGTCCGTGGAAAGCGCGCCCACAGTGATGTAGTTGACGCCCTCCTCTGCGCTCAGCCGGTTAAGCCGCGTCGTCACGGTCTCCCCCAGGAACGCTGTGACCTGTCCTGCCAGGTCGGAGGTGCTCGTCACATCGGACTGCACGCTGATGTGCCCGAACACCGCGTCCGTCAGCGTCCCGGCCGGCGCCACCGTGATCGCGGAGAGACGGCCCACCGTTGCCGCGGCGAACGTCCCGCTCCCTCCGCTGACGCCGCCGGTAGAGGCGTTGATGACGGACAGTGCCCAGCCGACGTTCGCGCCGTCCTGTGTCAGCTCCGCCGATACGCGGATCCGCTCGCCGTCGATGGCGAAGGTGATGGCGCCGGAGGCGAAGAGGACGGTGCCGTCGGTGTCCAGGCCCTTGAGTGCGAGGGCGCCGCCGGTGGCGTAGGCGACGACCCAGCGTGGCACCGTGCCGGTCGCTGCGGCCTGCACCAGCACGGTGTCGTCGGCGGGCGCCGTGGGCAGGTACATCAGGAACCGGACCTGCGACTGCCCGGTCACCGTGTAGGTGGGCACCACGCCGGTGAACGCGGCGCCGCCCATGGTGGGCAGTGCGGCCGAGCACGCGAACCCGGTGTCGGCGCCCAGCGACGGGCTGCCGCCGATCGTCATGGGACGCCCGCCGAGCGCGGAAGCAAGGGATGTTGCCGACGACCCGTCCTCGCACGGCCAATACGCCTCCGGAGTCGTGGTCGCAGCGGACATCAGGCCGCGGTACATCGTCGACCGCAGCGGCGTGGTGCCCTGGTTCAGGCGCTGCAGGATCCCCGCCGCCTGAATGTCCACCCACACGTCGGCGCCGGTGGAGTCCCAATCCTCCGGCCATGCCGGGATCTCGCCCCAGAACCGGTAGCTCTTGTCGTCCCCTTTGGGGACGCTGACCCTGAGTTGGGTGTTGCGGCCGATCTTCCCGTAATACGGGGAGACGGGGTTCGCCGGGGAGAACAGCCCGTCCCGGTTGTTCAGCTGGAGGCTGCACGTCCCCGGGTTCGGGTTGCTGCCCTCCGCGGACTGCCCCCGAGTGATGCTGATCTGCCCGCTGTTGTCCCGCACCATCACCCGGTCCGTGATGTCCACCCACGACCCGTCGACCAGCAACTCCACCATCAGACCGTTCGACGCCTCGCCCGAGGCGGACGCGGGCGCGCCAGGCCACGGGCCCGGCTGCCCGCCGAGGCGGCGCTGCCAACCCGCGACGCGAGGCGCGACTGCGGACATGGGCATCGGCTACTCGTCCCAGACCACAAACGTCGTCATGTTCACCGCGGCCGCGAACGTGACACGCACCCGCAGGAACTTGCTCACGCCGACGATGGGCCGCTCATCCGGCATCCACTGGTAGACGTGCGGGTTGATGCCGTCGCCGCCCGCAGTGAGACCGGGGATCTCCACCACGTCGAACGCGCGAGAAGCGGTGGTGGAGTTTTCGGTGCTGAACGAGAATCCGGTGTTGGCTACACCCAAGGTCAGCAGTGACGCCGGGGCATTGGGGTCGAGCGGCTGCACCCCGGAGGCAACATGCGCCGTGCCGCCAGATGCCGCCACATCGGTCTGAATCAGTTCAACGACTCCCGTGCTGGTGGTCGCCGGGGGCGCGTCAAGGGAGAACCCCCACGAGATCAATTGGATCTGCCGCGACGAAGGCGTAGAGAGTTGCAGCATGGTCTTGATCGCCGTACCCGTGGTCACCTTGGCCGTGGCCGCAGTGGTAGCCATGGGTGCGTTGATGCACCTATACCGATGGATTTTGACCACCCCTAAAATTGGACATTCACTTACCCCTTACGCCTAGAACCGCTTGGACGTTGCCGCCGCGGCTACGAATGACCTTGCTCAACGGGTCGACCAGCACCGTGCCCAGGGTGGTGTCGCCGATCATCAATGTGATCTCGATCGGCGGGACCCGGCCGTCACCGCCGGCGGCGAGCATCCGCTGCGTGTCCGGCGCGGAGTGCACGCGGGACCCGACCGGCAGATCCGCGATCTCCGGCCCGTACTCGCCCACCAAAGTGCGGCCCCACCGATTCCCACCCGAAGCCGCAGCACCGACCACACCACCGCTGGCCTTGCGGCCGACCCCGAACGCGCGCTTCAGCTGGTTCGCCATGGCATCCGCCGCGGCGGCCATGACCTTCTCGATGCGGTGCTGCTCCTTCTCCAGGCCCTTCACCATGCCCTCGGCGGCTTTGATGCCACCGCCGTACATGACATCCGCGGCACTGGCGCCCGCGACCTTGCCCGCAGCCTGGAGCTGCTTCTCCAGGGAGTTGATCTCCTTGATGTCGCCGGGCGAGGAGCCGAGGAGCCGGTTCGCGGTCTCGATACCGCCGCCCTCGATGCCCGCACCAGCGATCTCGGACAAGCTCTGCGCGTTGAGGCCCATCTTCTTCAACCGGGCCAGGTCCGCGGCGAACTCCCGCGCCTGCCCCACGCTGCCGCGGAGCTGCTCCTTGACACTAATCTGCCCGAACGGACCGCCGCCGCCCTGCTTCACGATGCTGCCGAACGACACGACGGACGACGCGACAGAGTCTCGGAGTTGCGCGAAGGAGTCTCTCAGCGACGACAGCTTGTCTTTCGACGCACCCAGGCGGGAGTTGACCGACAGCAACGTCTTTTCGTTCTTCAGGGCCGCCGCGCCGAACCGGTCGAACGACTTGACCAGTCCAGACTCCTGCGCGCCGTGCGTCGCGGCCTTGATCTTGCTCTGCCACTCGTTCAGCGTCTGCGCGAGATCCCCGACGCTCGCCGCCCTGCCCGTCGCGTTCTCGAAATTGCTGGCCCGGTACCCGGCAACCTGGCCGAAGTGGGAGATGTTCAGGTATCCCATCGCCTCGGATGCGGCGCCGTGCTCCACGCCCGCCCGGTCGATGGCCGCCTGCCGGGCCTTGCTGACCTTCCCGCCTTTGGCGAAGGCCGCCATGCCGTGCTTGCCGCCGTTGATGGCCTCCAGCAGGCCCCGGTGCTTTGCGGTGGCAGCGGCGTTCACGACAAACTCACCGTTGCTCAGCCATGCGGGCACGTCGTCCGACGTGCCCGACCCGGGGCCCGTCACCATGCCGCCCATGGCCCGATTCGTGCCGTAGTCCCCCTGCTCGTGGAACATGTTCGTGCCCTTGCCGTTCACCCCCACCGAGTAGGTGGCGTGGATCCTGATCGTCGCGTCACCCCTCAGTTCGGCAAGGTCCCTCTCGTACTCCTCTTTCACGTTCTGCATCTGAGTGAGTCTGGCCTTGATTTCCACGGCTCTCGGTTTCGTAGCTTTCTTGAGTTCGGCCGCGAGATCGTGCATCTTCGTTTTGGCGTCTTTGATGTTGGCGTTGATGATGATGTCCGTCGGAACGTGGAAGAGGCTCGATGTGAGACCCTCCGCCGCCGCCTTGGTCTTGCCGAGTGCCATCTGGCTCTTCACCAACTGGTCATAGTTTTTCTGGTACTCGGTATTGAGGGTGTCCTCCGCCGCGTGCTGCGCATAGAGCTTCGTTATGTAGTCGCCCGCCGCCCGCGCCTGGGCAGTGATGAGATCGCGGTTCCTGCGGCCCCCGTCGGAGTAGAGGCTGAACGTCCTGCCGTTCTCCTTCACCCCAGCGTTCGTCGCCGCGATAGCGTCCTGGAGCTTCGTCTGACTGTCGTAGGCGTCCTGGTTGACCTGGTCCAACGCCAGGTACGACTGTTTCAGACCATCAACGGCATCCTGCTGCGCTTGCAGGTTGAGCTGCACTTCCGCCGCTTTGTCGCCGAACCGGCCCTGCGAATCGGCGGCCAAGCCCGTCGTCAACTTCGCGTCGTCCAGGGCTCCCTGGTAGTCGTTCATGGTGTCCTTGTACCGCTTGGCGGTGCCGCCGCCAGCAATCCACGCTTTTTCCAGGCGCTTACTGGCCGCCGCCGCCAGGT